ATTAAAGCCTCCATTTGCTATGGCTATTATACCGCAAACTCAGGTTTTACGCGACTTTCAGACGTTTTACAGTTCGTCAGATTGCCTATGGGTTAAAGCACCACAGGCAGTCGTATAGCGATAGGAAATATAGAGTTTTCAAAGTTCAATGCATCTGCATAATGATGCTGTATGGCTTCCAAAGACATCCCTGAAAGCACTGTATAAGTTTCGAAAACGCTGATTTCTGTGAATTAAATGGCCTCATAAAAGTCTACGTTTTGCACAAAATCAGAATGAGGAAAAGGGTTGTACGTCCTGGACTTTTGGCTTTACCGGATTCAGTCCCTGCAGCAGAAGACGGTATTCATGCTTGGAAATGCTTACTGCTTCATCCGGAGTTCTGGGCCAGGAAATGCTGCCGTGCTCAAAGCGCTTATATAAAAGCAGGAATCCTGATCCTTCCCACAAAAGTGCTTTTATTCGGTCTCCACGCCGGCCGCAGAAGAGAAACAGGACATCCTTTTCAAATGGGTTCATCTGATAGTTCCCTTCGACTATCTGTGCTAAACCTGTGATACTTTTTCGGAGATCTGTATAACCGCAGATTACTATAAACTTGGAGATCCCATGGGCTTCATAGAGCATGTGCCACCGCCTTTACCAGTTCAACTATGGACTCTGCCGGAATAGCTGATGATATCTCCAGCATGAGCTTCCTGGTTTTAATGGTTATCGCAGGACCACCATTATAGCGAGGAACAATCTCCTCTGCAGGAATCTCTGCAAATGCAACTGAGGGAGAACTGTTATCCGAAAGTGCTGGAGGCTTGATCTCCTGGATGCTATCATAAGCATGCTTACGGAATTTCCGAAGCCAGTAATAATAGCTTTTTTCCGGAACTTGGTTTTCAAGGAGCCATTGCTTTACAGTCTGTCCTTCAGGACGGGACTGGCACTGGCTGATTATATCAGCCCAATTTTTGCTGCGAACCTCATGAGTGCTTTTATCCATTGGCACACGCCTCCTTTTAGCATACTCTAAAAAACTAACTATCCTAATGAGTTTTTTAGAGTATCTCAGAAAACGTGCTATAATGGTAGGCGCATGATTTGGCTGTTACGCTTCTTCTTCTGAAGAGCCTGAAGTTACTGAGATCGTCGTATCAGAACACACCCGTAAAATCAAAAGTAAGCGCGAAGATCTTCTCGCGGGACTCCCGGCAAGGATTTATGACCATAAGCTTTCCAGGGATGAACTGAAAGAACTATTTCCGGAAGGTTATAAAGCACTTCCCGTGGAGATTTATAAGCGTCTCTCCGTCATACCTGAAACTTACATGGTGGATGAACATCATGTGCATATTTATGCCTCCAGGAAAAATGATGGCCGTATTGTCAAGGCCAAGAGGCCTAAGGATATGTTCCGCAACTGTATTGCCACCCCTTCCCTCATTTCCGAGATAATAACCTCGAAATTCGAGAACCATGTTCCTACAGACCGGCAGAGCAAGCTTTTCCTTGAAAATGGGATACCATTGGAAACCAACATCCTGTCCGGCTGGCTTATCAAAACCTCCGACATATATCTCAGCATCCTCTATGATGAACTGAAAAAAGCTCTTCTGGGATCAAAGGTGATACATGCGGATGAAACCCCTTTCAATGTGATCAGGGATGGCAGGGATCCGGGAACCAACAGTTACATGTGGGTATACCGCAGCGGTTTCTGTGACAGCTCCCATCCGGTTGTGATCTATGATTACCAGGAATCACGCCGGATGGATCATCCGGAAGAATTCCTAAAGCTTTTCAGCGGGGTCCTTGTGACAGACGGTTATCAGGTCTATCACTCTCTTGAAAGGAAACGCAAAGGACTTCTTGTTGCCGGCTGCTGGGTCCACGCCAAACGGAAGTTCTCTGAAGTGATCAAATCCCTTGGAAGGAATGCCTCAGACGGTATCATCGCCGCAGAGGCAGCCAAACGAATATCGAAGTTCTTTCATCTGGACAAACAATGGAAGGACCTCAGCAAAGAGGAACGGGAAAAACAGCGTCATCTTGTTATCTCCTTTAACAATAGTTATTATACCAAATCTATATGCCTCTCCTGCAACCTCTTATGCACATCTGATGCCCCATAAAGCACATCGGTTACTGTCACAACACCTGGATCTATAACATAACAAACAAGGTAATTATCAACCACCATCTTGTGTATTCCCAACGAATGCTCGGGCTCGCACTCAAACAAGCCATATCTGTCCGGAAATGATTCCAATGTCAGAATGGCATCCGCTATACGGTTATACTGTCCCATTGCATTCTCGGGAGCCTGCAGTTTCTTAGCGATATGCTCATATAATGCATCCATATCGGCAAGGGCATCATCAGTGATATCAACCACATATCTTTCCATCAGCTATGACTCTCCCTAAATCTTTTAAAAGCCTCCGCCGCATTCTTGGTACGCCCTGCTTTATATGACTCATACCCGCGCTGTATCTTAGCATGAATCTGATCTTCGCTCATCTTCGTCATATCAATGCTTTCAGGAGCATTTGGCAATGTAACAGAAAACGGAATACCTCCAACCAAAACTATTTGATTCAAAAACATATCAACGGCAGTAGACATAGGAATGCCAAGTCTTCCAAGAACTGATTCTGCATCCTGTTTTAAGGTCGGGTTTACTCTTAAATTCAATGTTGCTGATTTCTCCATGACAGCACCTCCATCCACTACTATTGTAACGACAACGTTGTTACTTGTCAACCTATTTACGCCTAATACACCCCACTAATGAATCGTTTAGAACATCTCATTTTCCAGAAATTTTCCCACTAAACGGGTTCATTAAGTCTTATATTTGATCCACCTGCGAACAGAATCCGGTTCGAATCCACTGTCGTCTCCATCGCCTTCGCAAGAGATCACTTTGAATCCGTTTTTCTTGCACCATTCTTTCAAATAGTAGTCCAATTCAAAGTCCTCAACAACCGGCTGGTAATAATCATCGCAGGTACAGTATTCTTCAAATTCACGATCCAAATATCCCTTGAGGCTCTTTACATATATCTTCCGGATCGCATCCGCTTTCATAAACGGATTCTTTTTTAGCGCCTTTGAAAATTCTTCGTTAATGACAAGCTTGGCTGTAGGCTTCAAAACAATGACCGCATTGTAAAAGCAATCAACACCTCCTCCACTCACTTGCCATGTTGCGAAGCCATCCCATTCAATCGACAGTTTTTCTTTACGGAACTTTTCAAGTCCTGCCAGATCTTTGTTTTTCCATTCTGTTTCATTTTCATTGGAATGTAAAAGCAATGCTATGTCCGCAAGAATGTCCGTTGTCAAAAGGAACATGACCGCTCCTGCTGTCTTATTATCTGCAGCCGGAGTTTACTAATTCCTTGTATACCTCATAGGGATCTGCAGAAAGGAACTTAGGCCCGTTATTATCTATCAGCTCTTTTAGCTTTCCTGCCACGCTTTCTGCTAAATCCATCATTCTTTGTCCTGCTTACTTTTTCCTGGGCTTTTTCTATCCTGATTTCAGGAGCTTCCATTGATGTCATTCTTGCCATAACCGTCTCCCTCACATTCCTGCCTTGAGTTTTTTACCGATCTCTTCTGCCCTGTATTTTACATTGGCATCTGTAAGGCCGAAAGCTTTAAGTATTGTTTTCTATGTTGCAGTTATAGCGTGGTCAAACCGGTATATTCCGTCCAGCTGCCTTGACATCTCAATCTTATCAAGTTCCCGTATCGCCGCTGGGACAGTCATGTAATTCGGCTTCTTTGCCATCTCCTTCATTGCGTCCTTTAAATAGTTATACATACGGTTCCGTATGATAAGCGCAACGAATTCAATGAAGATCTTGGAAGTTGCCGATTCATCGGCATCAACCCTCAGGCAGTGGTTCCCAAGAAATGTCTTGTCTGAAAGGAAGAGTTTCTCTGAAGCATCCCTCCCTTTATATATCTCAAGGGCCTGTTTGGCGGTCATTTTATCCGAGGTCACGATAACAAAATATCCGCACAGTTTAAGTTCCAGCTCTATGATGGACATCTTCTCTTCAAAGAAAACAAATTTTCTTGATGTCTGTTCATTCTTTTCTGTTTCTTTTTTATTCCCTTTTGCTGTTCTCCCCTTCTTTACAGCGTTTTCATCATAGTACAGCTCAAAGTATGTCTCCATTCCCGGGCCAAACTCCTTAAACTGGTTTATATGGCTCTTCAGGAATGCCGTCAGCTGGTTGATCTTTTTCTCTACATCTGCTCTTTCGTGGGCTTCAAGGCCGGAACTGTGATAAAGGTGTATGTACCTCGGTTTATCATCAGTCGCAAAAAGTCTCTTCTCCAGTGTCTTTCCATAAACCTGGTATTCCGGTATATTGCAGGCTCTGTTCGTCTCAAAGGATCCCTTGTTTTCCAGCACCCATTCCTGTACAAGATCTGCTTTTCCTTTCAGCATCATCACGAAGCTGTACCCGTTGTCATCAAGGTAATAGATGTTGTCCTTACTGAAATACCCACGGTCCAACACAAAGCCTATCTTTTTGTATCCGTATCCCTTTGCCTTGTCAACTGTACACTGAAACTGTGCGATATCGTTTATGCTTCCCGGATACAGTTCATAGAAAAGAGGTTCCCTGTACTTTGTATCATATGCAACAGCGTAGTTGAAAATATTTGTTTCCTCATTCTCCTTGGAATGTCCCTGTTCAACTATCCTGAGGTCTCCTGCTTCGCAGTGCCTGGATGTCGAATCATAGGAAATATAAATCTTCTCCCTGTGATTCCGTTTTTCATTCCATTCATTCTGGAAGGAAACACTGACTTCTTCATCCATTGACTTAAGGAAGTCACTTACTTTTGAATCACTGTATATCCTCATCCCTTCTGCAAAAAGAGGATGGCTGTATGCATACACCGGATAGTACTGGGCACGGTTATCTTCCTCAATGATGGAGTATGCTGCAAGATCAAGAAATAATCCGACATCCTTTACAGAAAGATAGCGCCCCAGCGTCTCATCAAGTCCATAGTCATTTATGATCTTCCTGATAACGATCCAGGCTCCTATCCTAAGCCCGCAACTTCTTGACGATCTGTCCCTTTCTTCAGGCAGTTCAACCTCAGGGAAATATTTCAGGAAGTTTTCATTGGGATACATGAGCGTGTTGTCAGCGCCGGATCGCTTCCCTATTGTCTTCCGTTTTGGGATGGTATATTTCCGGTCCGGAAGGTATTCCCTGTCATACTCATACTCAACATATGTTGTCCCCTTTTTTGAACGGCAGGTGATCTTGCCCTGTACATCCGGTATCTTTACAACCGTATTCAAGTACATGTGGTACCTCCATATATTTAGTGGGAATTCCTTAGGAAATTGAGGCAAAAGGATCGTATGCCGCCCGCTGCACCAGTGTTCCTGCGGATAATGTATCGGGATCATCTGGTTATTGAACTCAAAGGAAAATATCACATCGGCATGACCATCCTCCGTCCAGCTCACCGGCAGCGAGACCGAAACCGTCTGCTCTTCTGTGGTACCGATTACCTCAGGCTCTTCCTCAGCATTTTCACCTTCGCCCTCATTAGCTGGTCCTTGTGAAATTGCGTCCACATTCACCGCCGGTATCGTCACATTCCCTGAAGCCGTAGCCGTCCTTGTCACCTCATCCGCATCAACATCCACGATCACCTGCCCGAAAAACCTAGCATGATTATCTTCAGAAGTGGCGAACTCTATGGATATGATCTTTGTATCCTGGTCATGTATCGTAAATGCAGATGCATTCGTAAAAGTATGGATCCCGATCTTCCCTGCCTCAATCTGTGAAAGCAATCCCGAAATATTCTTATCGTTCTTGCTCTTCGCCTGAGCCAACCTCGGATTCTTACCAACACCCTTCAGCGTCTACTTCCCGTAGATTTTCACCTGATTAGAAGTGATAGTGCTGATCTGATTTTCATCTGCCTGACCGCCGACAAAGGTCAGCACATCCTCGATATCAAGTGCCGGATTGCCAATAGTATCCGAATCAAACGGCACATAATCTATGACAGAAATATCAGCTAGGATATTCTCACAAAGCTCACGCCTTGTCTCTTCCAAGCCGAACTGCAAAAGCGGATTCACCCCTAGATTCATGGTCAGCCCATCATCCGGATCCAGATGATAATACTCCGCGATCTCTGTCCTCATATTCGTGGACGATACCGTCGTGTACCTTGTAATGAAATCCGAAAAGCTGGAAGAAAACCTGTGCCTTCCTGCCACGTTCATCACTGAAGTATTCCCGTACTTCCTCAGTTCCAGCTGTCCCTCACGGTTTATACAAAAGAAACCTCCAAGCATCTGCCCCACGTAATAGAGCACATCTCTGTAGGTTTCAATGTCATTGTCCGTATAAATCGAAAGCCCGGTATTACCATTCGGCATCGTCTCGATATCTGCCTGAGTCGAAGCAAACTCCACATGGCAGGCCTCGCAGCAAAGATGTATAAAATCGTACGCCTTACCCACGGTCTCAAAGCCGTTAAAATCCTTCTCGAAGCGGAGCATATAGTCATAGGCTTTCAGTTCCAGGCATTTGACGGTTCGATTCGCCTCCGACACTTCAAACACGCCCATCGGAATTGCTTCATAAATCCCGTCGCTCTCAACCGTCTGATCATAATCTTCATCCAGATCAGCGCTATCCCGGCTCCGTGAAATTCTAAGGTGATAAGTCAGCTCCACCAAAGCATCTTCTAGCGTGTACCGGTCAATATCAGAAAGCAGCGTGATCCCCATCTCAGCCGAATACACCGTACCTATCTCTATCTCCGTGGATCCTCAGCATTGGCTTGAAATATAACCGCTGCCCTTAACGATATCCTCAGCATAGAAGTTATAAACCACACCGTTCTTCGTTGTGATCTTCCCCGTCCAGTAATATTTCCTTGTATTCTCCTGCACCGCCTGCAGGAATGCGCTCGATACAGGATACATCCGTTCACCTCATTTCTCTCATCAAAAAAGGACCGGTCTCCCGATCCCTTTTTATCACTCAGTATATTGGTTCATTTTTATTTAGATACGCTTCCTTTTCGCCTCGCATCAATTCTCGTACAAAATTCATTAAAGAATTGTGCGTTCTTACATAATCGCTTCCTAATACCTTATTGGCAAGACTCAAAATATGTTCTTTATGATTACCATTAAACTCATTGGCATGTTCTTGAGCATATTTTGCCAATGCTCCTGATTCCTCCATCGCCTTTATCAGTCTCTCATTGTCATCCCTAATAGCCTGGTTAATTCTTTCCCAACTATCTTTTTTGTATCTTATGATATAAATTGCATTTTTACACTTCTCTTTCAATTCATCCGAGATAACATCTGTTCCAGGATCAGCCCCCATTGAAACATTTATTGTTGCATCGGCTATTGATGATGAAAAAATAACCGACCCCATTCTTGAATCAAATAATTCAACAGGAGTATTAGTTACACCTAAATCAGCCTTTTTATCAAGATAGTACAAATTCAGAATATATAATGCCCCTAATGCTAGAATCAAGTTTTTGATGTTTCCTTGTGTAATGCTTTCTTTTCTGTCATGCTTAACCGCCTGATAAGCTTTATTCCATTTTGCGCCACTTCGTTTATTTCCTTTGTGCAATGGGCGGATTAACATATTGTCTTCTTTTTCAAAGTAGAATTTCTCTGAAGAAACTATTATTTCCTTTTCGCAAATCCCCCATATATTGTCAAGATGATTGATGCAATCTGTATCAAAGAACAAATCCCTTTCTTTTCCATCGTCACCATATACTTTTACACCGCCGTTTTCCCAATACATTTCCTTTGAAATAGCCTCGATTTCCATCGCACATCTTACAATCAAATCCGCGATATGCATTGAGTATACGTCTAATTGATCATCATTAATCTGTATATACTTTGACAGATTGATTACCTCTTCTTCAAGATTCTTATACACTGGTAAATAGTGATTAAATTTAGCCTTCATCATGTATCCTCCATTGCAGGTATAGTATCACATGATATATCGGCAATATGCTTATTTCAATTCACATTTAAAATTCCTTCAGCGTAAAGCTCACCGTCCACAGCCCTTTATAGCTTGTATCCTTTTCCAGCTTGCTCCTGAAGCCTTCCACATACATCTGTGTCTGCTTCACAGCAATCGTTTCAGGATCGAAGTATCTGACCGTGATACTTTCCTGTTGTTTATATTACGTCAGCTTCTTCAACCATGTTGGCGTAACCGAAAAGAAAACGGATATCTCCCGGACACCTGCTCTCACAACATCCCTCTGGATGGTTCCTGCCTCAGTCTCCCCTCCGGAATCCGCTTCCTTATCTTCCATATCCACTTCATAAGAAGTAGGCAGAGGAAGGTTTTCGCCATCAAAATTCAGATATTGGATAAATGCCATCTTACCTTCCTCCACTCCTTAGATTCGCTCTCTGCTGAGCGTTTACAATCACTTCATCCAGCATCGTTCCCCCAAGATATACCGGAATCACGATATCACCACCCTGGCTTCCGGCACCTGCACCGCTCACGGCTTCTCTGATTGCAGAGACAAGTCCGCTCAGATCAGCACTGCTCACAGCACTGCCGCCGACCATAGCCATCTGCGTTCCGTTCACCTGAAGATTTATAACCATATCAGCCGAAAGAGAATCCATAGCCTTCGTGACCATAACCTTGCTCTTCTCGATACCGTTTGCTAACCCCTTCATAAAGTCCGGCATCCAGCTCTCATAATCAGTAAGAGGGTCTTCATCCGGTACTGAGAAATGCAGGAAACTCTTGATCTTATCAGCCACCGCCGATACAGCATTGCCAACTGCACTGATACAAGACTTGATACCGTTCACGATACCCATGATCAGATCCTTGCCCCAATTAAACGCTTGAGACGCTAAGCCGGTGATATGATTCTTCACATTCGCAAAGCCACTCTTCACCGCATTGAACACATTGCTCATAGCGTTCTTAACAGTATAAGTCACATTATTCCACAGGTTCGTAACCGCCGTCTTGATAGCATTTCCGACGGACACCACCGTGTTCTTTATATTGTTCCAAGCCGTTGTCACGGTATTCTTGATAGCGTTCACCGCCGTAGTAATCGCATTCTTTATACCGTTCCAGATAGTCGTAAAGAAGCTTGATATTGCATTCCATATAGTCGTAGCCGTGGTCTTAATCGTATTCCACGCTGTATTCAGGAATGTACTAATAGCATTTACAACCGTAGTGAAGATATTCTGGATTCCTGTCCAGATGGTCGTAAAGAATGTCGATATGGCTGTCCATACCGTAGTCACATCGGTCTTTATCGTATTCCACGCCGTGCTCAGGAATGTACTGATAGCATTCACCACCGTGGTAAAGATGGTTTTGATCCCATCCCATAACCCGGTAAAGAAGTTCTTTATGACGTTCCAAATGTTCTCAGCCGTGGACTTGATTGCCTACCAAGCCGCTGAAAAGAAATCTTTCAAGTCTTCCCATACCGCAATGGCGATTTCCTTTATATTCTCCCACAAGTCAATCCAGAACTGCCGGAACTCTTCATTCGTATTCCAAAGATATATGAAAGCAGCAACCAATGCTGCAATCGCAACTATGATCAGCACAATCGGATTCGCCAGCATCGTAGCATTCAGTGCCATAAACGCCTTCTGCACGATTCCGATAACGCTTGCCAGCTTTGGGATGATGGTCATAATGGTTCCCACAGCGCTCATGACCTTGCCGATCACGATCAGCACCGGGCCGATAGCAGCCGCCACCAGCGCAATGGTAATGATGACCTTCCTTGTGTCCTCATCCATCGAATTGAGCCAGTCCACAAACTTTTGGATCCATCCGACAATAGTTCTGATAGCAGGCATCAGCATCTCACCGAAAGAAATAGCTAGTTCCTGAAGCTGTGATTTCAGAATAGTTAGCTGACCTTCAAGGTTATCATTCATGGTCGCAGCCATATCAGCCGCACAACCGTCACAGTTTTCAATAGCGGATGAAAGCTTATTGATGTCACTTTTCCCGGCATTCATTAAAGTAAGGAATCCGGACATCGCATTCTTTCCAACCAACGATTCAGCCGCCGCAGCCTTCTCGGACTCAGACAACCCTGAAAACGCCGTCCGACAGTCAGCCAAGATGTCGGAAAGGTCTCTCATAGAACCATCCGCATTGGTCGTTGCCACCGTAACCTCTCCGATAGAGGATCCGCAGATCTTCACCTCTCTCGAAAGGTTATTCATAATGGTTCTTAAGGCAGTACCGGCCTGTGAACGTTTGATACCGGCATTTGCCATAATCCCGATAGCCTGAGCCGTATCCTCCGCACTGAATCCCAACGCTCCTGCAATAGGAGCACAATACTTGAAAGTCTCGCCCATCATGGAGACGTTCGTATTCGCATTACTCGAAGCCGCCGCAAGGATATCTGCAAAATGTCCGCTATCCTGAGCCGATAATCCAAAGGCAGTAAGCGAATCCGTCACGATATCGGAAGTGGTAGCCAGATCCTCACCGGATGCAGCCGCCAAATTCATGACACCCTCGATACCGGAAAGCATATCCTCCGTCTTCCAACCTGCCATAGCCATGTAGTTCATAGCTTCAGCCGCCTCAGATGCAGAAAACTTTGTCTTAGAGCCCATCTCACGGGCTTTCGCCTTCAGCTTATCTAAGTCTTCCCCAGTCGCACCGGACACCGCCGCAACCTTGCTCATCGCTGAGTCAAAATCAGCGGCAGTTTTCACTGCCGCCGTACCAAGAGCCGTAACGCCTGCTGTCACCGGCAGGAACTTCTTTCCAACCTCAGTAACGTAATCGCCCATCGTTTTCAGTTTTTCACCGTCCGCCGCGATCTTCTATATAGCTGCGGCAGACTGATTTGCCTGTTCCTCTAACTTCTTCAGGTCATTCTCGGTCTCGATGATCTCCCTCTGCAGGGCATCATACTGTTCCTTGGAAATCTCTCCATTTGCCAGAGCCGTATTCGCCTGCTCAGCTGCCGTCTTTAAGGTTTCCAGCTTTTCCTTTGTAGCCGCAACCGCCTCACCAAGTAATCTATGTTTCTGAGCAAGAAGCTCCGTGTTCCCCGGATCCAGCTTCAGGAGTTTCTCAACATCCTTCAACTGCTGCTAGGTACTTTTGACCTGAGTATAAACCCCTTCAAGGCAGTCTGTAATTTGGTGGTATCGCCGCCGATTTCGATGGTAATACCCTTTATTCTGTTCACCGCCATCCAAGCACCCCCTTTATTTTACAACATAATAAAAGAGCCGATTTTTCGACTCTTTATATCAACGACACAATGATAGATTTTCTTTCAGTTGTCCCAATTTCTAATTTTTTCAGCACCTTTTTCTAATACTTCAGCATAATTCTTATTATCCATCATCATCTTTTTTAGTTGTATTTCCATTTCATCTGTAATTATCATTTCGCCCGCAGTTATACCGGGAAACCCACTCTTAAGTATTTTCTGAAGAATACTATCGTTCAAATCTTCTACTTCTGATACCCCAACTAAATACACAGCATAAAACATGACCGTAGCCTTTTTATTGCTTGTGTTAGAATTCAATACAATAGGTTCATGCCCTTTGGGAAAGTTTTCTGTTACAAACCTTTTTATTGACTTCTTTTGTATTGTTGATGCCTGTGTGATATCCTTTAAGCTCTTAAGAAAAATATTGTTTACTACTTCGTTTGGTTCTTTTGCATCATCTGTAATCTGATCAAAACACTTTATCATGTTGAATAACGTAAAGTATAAAGGAATATCAGGGTTTCCCTTAACACTTTCTGCCTTAGGAACCATAAGTGGTAATCCACCAATCTCATGTGGGATAAACCTTTCCGGAGAGAGAAATGTATAAATATACTCCTCTGCTGCATCTACTGATTCATGACAAATATTCTTCTGCGAAGAGTCAACACTCAACTCTGTAAAAAGGAAATTATTATTTGCATTAGAATTTGGAGTGTCTGAAATTACAACCCTGTACATCAACAGTCCAAACAAAGAAACTATAACTTGTATATTCCCTGCCGACGCCTTAAATGCTATTAAAGCATGACTTCCTAAATTTATATGATTGGCAAGCATATCATATAACTCAGGAACCTGTATTATGCTAACGGGATTTCTCCCCTTTCCTTCAGTAATATATCGGATTATATTTTCAAACTCAGGATGTACTCCCACAATGTCATTTCGAGCACAATACCACTCATATGCAATCTTAGAGATCATTCTAAACATTGCTTCATCGAAAAAAATCTCGTTATTAATTCTTACACGCTTCTCAATTTCTATATTGTTTACATCCAATGGCTCAACAGCCTTATCAGAGCCAGCACTCTGAGTCATCTTATCAAATGAGCTTATCATGTGTTGCTCATCATCAGACTTTAATACTCTTCCATCAAATATATTATTGTCTCCATGAATGTTAATGCTATAATCAACATCGTTTATAGTAATCTTAGCCTTGTATTTTGCATATTGCTTTCCTTTGCTTGATTTTATATCCAATTCATTTGTAATAAAAGCCAGCGCTGTAATCACCTTACTTTCAAACATATCGCTAAATCGATTATTATGATCTATTCTACAAACATTTTTATTCAGTATACGTGCATTAGTAAGTGCATCTGGAAACACATCTGACTCAGAAAGGTTATCTGTAACTCCGCAGTAAATACATTGACGATCCATATTGCTACATCTATCCTTTTTAGAGAATTCGTTAGCAATTATTATATCGGATTTTTCAACAATTACCATATATGTAATCTAAAACACATCAAACTCAGCCTGACCTGCTATCCTGTGATAGTATTTGTCAGCACCTTCATCGTTCCTGCTCTCGATAAACATTTCATTGACCATTCCTATGGTCAGCAGATCAAGATCCCTGATTGAAAGTCCTATCTGTGTACACCTAAGCATGAATAAGGCCGTTGTCATTTGCCGGTCAGTTGCATCAAGTTTTTTTAGCCTCCACATCGGTCTTCATGTTCAAGCCCCAAAGCTCGATGATCTTAGGAAGCACCTGATAGATACTGAATGTATTGAACTCATCCAGCCATTCCTCAGGCGTATCCGGAATGCTCGGATTAGCGTGCTTTGCCATGATGTAAGCGATATTCTCAAACATCTCCAAAGAAAACATATCCAGATTGCTGACTTCCTCGGAATTATCACCAATAGCCTTCTCCAAAGCAGCCAGATCCTTATAAATATCCCTCTGGAACTTCAAACGATATATTCTGGGAATAGCAGCGGATGCCCTGAAAGCAACCTCTTTCCCGTCTATCTCAATCTTTTTCATCATACTCATAGGGTAAGCGGTAAAGATTTAGCGTCTATGAAGGAGACCCTGGGAGTGATAGCATTACAGGGTCTCTAAAACTGTGTGTCGGAAAAGTCGCCAACTTTTTCAACACACCGGGGACAGTCCGTATCGGTACTGATTCAGTTTCCGTTATGCACTGTTGGCAATAGCGGAATCTATCTGATCTGGTTTCCGGATACCTTTGAGAGGGGTTCTCGGTTTTTCCGGTTCCGGGAATAAGCTTCTGTATGAATCCATGGCCGACTTCTTCACGGCTTCTTCGTACGCCCTGTATTCAGATGACCATGGCATCATGTCGTCAAGGAATTCCTCACTGTCGGCAGTGCCATTGCCCATTGCGGCCGGTATATTTTCCAGCAGATACTGCTGGTATATTCCTACGTCAGCACTGTTGGCTCTGGCTGTTTCAACTATGGAGTACATGATGGCGTTTACATTGGCGCCGGTAAGGGTGTCGGCAAACAGCCAGTTGGCTCTGCCTATACTATAGGCTCTTATAAGCCGCTCACTCTTGCCGTTATCGAGGGGAATATTGCTGTCATTAAGGAATTCACGGAGCTTCTCCTCCTGGTTCAGGGCATACTGTATTGCCCTGTTCATTCTTTCTGAAAAAACTGTTCCGGATCCGACCAGGAAACGCAGATACCTAAATAACTCATCTACCTTTGGCTTTACTTTCTCCTGTCTTGCATTGTGCCGCTCTTCAGGAGCTATGTCTTTAAGGGCGTTGTCTGCGATATATATCTCCCTTATGAGGAGAAGGATCTTTGTCTCCGGAAGATCCGCTATGGTTTCGTCTGAAAGGGATGATATGTCGTTTACGAAAAGAGCTTCGGCGAAATAGCGCCTGCAGTGCATGAAGCAACCGGTTACAGTTATATTTCCGTTCTCGTCCTCATAAACCTTGTATGAAACATAGGCATCGCAGGTGATGTATCCTATGAATTCACCAAGAAGCCTACGGAGGTGGTCCGTATTGCGGGTGGATTCATAATAGAAAACAGCCACGGGATGGCACTCAAGGAGCTCGCTTGTACAGTGTACCCAGATATATCCTTTGTGGGCTCCGCGCTCACCGTCTTTGTTCACCTGCAGGAAGGACTCGTCGCTCTGTATATATCCGTGCTGTATCATGTATGCCAGATATTGGCTTCGTATGCGTTCAAAG